GGTGGTTCCTACCAATCCGTCTGATTTTAATTTGCAGTCGTTTCTTATTAACCCTGCGAATTCTGTGTTGTTTCCTTGGCTGGCCACTATGGCTAGACAATATAGTCAATACAAAATTCATGGCATGGTCTTTGCCTACAAGACCATGAGTAGCGATATCACTGCTGGGGGCTCCCTCGGCACGGTGGTTATGGCTACCAATTACAACTCGATTGATAGAGCTTTTATCACTAAGATCGAGATGGAGAATAGCGAGTTCGCTGTTTCTACCAAACCGTCCATGAGTTTGGTTCACGCTATTGAGTGTGATCCTAAATACTCCGGCCTCGACGTTTTATACGTTCGAGACCCTTTTTATGAAACCACTGATACCAATGATCGTAGGTTTTATGATTATGGTAGGTTTCAGGTCGCCACGACCGGCTTGCCCGGTTTGGCTGGCACCACTATGGGTGAGCTCTGGGTCAGTTATGACATAGAGTTTATGAAGCCCGTATTGGGTGGCGGTGGTGTCCCAGGATTTGTTTCTGGGGTTACCGTTCTTAGTAAGGCTGACGGCACTTTTGCCGTTGGCAACACCACCCAGAAGGAACAGGTCGTTCGCCTTGATGGCGCTGCGATCAATCCATCAGCGAGTACTGTTACCCGTGTTTTGCCTGCTTCTTATACAGCTGTCGGTGACACGGGCATCGTCGATAATGTCGTTAGTGTTACATCTACCGATATTGTCCTTCGACGCAATGGTAAGTATTTGATTAGCATTTTGGGTAATGCTACTACCACTGCGACGGCTCTCAATCTTCCGGTATTTAATATACCGGCGGTTATTGGCTTTCCTAGGATTAATTCTGGGTCGGCTTTAGGCAGCGTTTCCATTATTGGGACTAACGTACTGCCGGGCGCGGGATATCAGGCGGTTTCCACCACTGGATATTCTTACGCTTTGAACGTGTCGGTTACTGTGACTGGGATTAGTTTAGCTACTGATTACGTCACTATAACGCCTGATTCGTTCACCACCAATGCAGCTAACTTGGTAACTTCGTTTGCTAGGACTGTTAGAGTTGAGTGGCTTTTGACTGGCGTCAACGACCAGTCCCCCGTTTACGTTTA